ATTACTTGAAACAATTAAAATTTTTATTAAAAAAATAAAAAAATTTTAATTATTTGAATTACTTGAAACAATTAAAATTTTTATTAAAAAAATAAAAAAATTTTAATTATTTGAATTACTTGAAACACTTAATTTTAAAAAAATCTTTTTATATTTTAAATGAAAACAAAATTAAAAAATTCTGTTCAAAAATTAAAACATTCAAAAAAAACTTCTAAACGATTTAATAATAAAATTAAATCATCAAAAAAAATAGTTAAAAGAACTTCAAAAAGAAATGTAAAAAAATCTAAGAAACAAAAAAAATTAAAAGGTGGTAAAAGGATGATTGGAGGGGAACTTTTAGATGTTGATTGTAATCCAGGTAAAAAACCTGATGGAACTGATGATCCTGATTCAAAAACGTGTGTTGTTAAAAAAGGCACTGCAGCAGCTTCACCTGGTTCAGGAACATCACCTGGTTCAGGAACATCACCTGGTTCAGGAAAACCACCACCACCCGGAGGAACACCACCACCAGGAGGACCACCACCACCAGCCAATGGAGATGAGTGTTTTAATAGTATTAGTGATTTTATTCCTGAAGACAACCCAGACATCAATTTGCCTATATTAGCCAAAAAAATATTTGAATATATAATCATAAGCTTTGATGATAAAATACATCAAAGTATTAAAGATAATTACGAAGGACAATTAAAAGATTTAGTTAATATTTGGATATTTTTTGCATTCTTTAAACATATATTGACTAATTTAAAAAATATTGCCAGAGACCCTGCAAATAAAAATAATATATGTTTTTTTATTTTTGAGGAAATAAAAATGATATTTTTAGATGAAACACTAACTCCACCAAAAACTGTTTTAATAAAAAAAATCACTGATACACCATATACAGACTTTGTAATTACTAATGATAAATTAAAAAATAATGCTGTTTTTTCCAAATTGATTGATGAAATAAATAAAGAAGTAGAAATTGAAAAAAATAATTATGATGATTTAATAGAAAAGAAAACTAATGGTACTCTTAAAGTTCAAACAGATATAAATTATTTAGCCTATTTAGAGGAAAACATCGCTGACGCATCTGATTCATATTGATGAATACATTCAATAGTACTTATTTTATATATTATTAATATCAAAAAATTAATATTCCTCAAATAAAATTGAATATCTTATTCAAGATACACCTTGTGCATTTTAATTTTTGACATTTTACTGTATATCTTAAATAAAGCAACTTAATTGTATAACATCTTAATTTAAATTATTATAATAAATTATAATTAATAATAATAAAATGGAAAAACAAAAAAAAGACTTTCAAAATTTTTTAGAATTATTTTTAAAAGAAAATATCAATTGTAATAATAATTCAATTAATATTTTAAAAGATGTTATTCTAGGTGGTAAAATGTTAAGACCTATTTTAGTTTTAGAAGCATCTACTTATTTAAATCCTAATTGGAAAAATAATCCAGAATATACACAAAAAATTTACAAGTTCGCTTTAATCTTAGAATTAATCCATTCAACCTCTTTAATTATTGATGATTTACCAAGTATGGATAATGATACTTATAGAAGAGGTAATTTAACTTTTCACGCTAAATACGGGCAACAAAACGCTTATTTAATGGTTTATAATCTTTTAGTTTTAATTAAAAGTTTAATTATTGAAAATGATGATAAAACTCTTTGGTATGTTGAATTAGAAGAATTAATAAATAATGAAATGAGTAATTTAGTTTTAGGTCAAAAGTATGATTTAGACCCTGAATGGAAACCAAGTAATAATCTTTCAAGGACTTTACAAATTGCTGAATACAAAACTGCTTCTTTATTTAAATTAGCTTTCCTAGGTCCATTTTATTTACTAGAAAAAGAAAACCTAAAAGAATTAAAAGATTTAAAAGATATTTTAGATTCATTAGGTTTAAATCTAGGTATAGCTTTTCAGTTAAGCGATGATTTTTTAGATTTATCAACGGATTTAAAAACAAATAACTACGGATTAGAAACTTCACCAGAAAATTTAAAAAATAAATACCTAGAATACAGAACAAATATTTTTAATGATTTGAAAAAGCTAAAAATACTTAAAAACTTGAAAATATTTAAAAAAGATTCTGCAATTTACGAAATGGTTATGATGATGGATAAGAGAACACTTTTACCATAAAACCGCATATGGTGGTTTTACTGAAAAAGTGTTGGCAAAATGCTTTTTAAAAAAAAGCATTGGCAAAAGACAGATTATTTCTTTTTAACTTTTTATTATAACTAAACTTTTATTAAAAAATGTTAGAAAAATACTTTTAAAAACTATAAAAAGTTTGGCGGTATATTAGCAATTTTTACAAATTCTTACAAATTAATTCATAAACTTTTTAAAAACCTTAATTAAAAAAGTTTTATAAAAGTTAATTACATTTTATCATTAAAAAGTTTATGAATTAATTTGTCAATTTTTGATAACACTTTATTCTAAAAAGTGTTTTTGTATTTCTTGCTGAGCCTCGCCTCGACCTTTTTAAGATTTTACAATTGAAATAAAATAAAAAATCATTTCTAGGTATCAAACTTATAATAAAAATAAAAAAGGATTATATAAAATGAAATTAATCATAAAAGAATTAAATGAAAAATATGATATTTACAATAAATTAAAAGAAAAATACAATAATAATCTTAAGATTGAAAGTTTTTCTAAAACATTTTTTGATGCTATTGAAAATTTAGAAAATATTTGTTATAAAATTTTAGGATTATTTAAAAATCTTTGGTATGATGAAAAGAAAGAAACTATCATTGAAATTTTGTCGTTAATTCTATACCTAGAAAGGGAAAGTTTAAAAATTAAAAAACTAATTCTAGGTTTGATATTACCTAGAGAAGAAAATTCTAATTTAAATTCAAATTTAAAACTAGAAAATGACAAACATATTTTTTTAGATATTTTAGAAAAGATTAAAAATGATAATCAAAAACTTAATAATTTAACGGTTAATATTAATATTTCATTAGAAGATTTATTAAAAAATATAGAAAATAAACAAAATGACTTAAAAACTGAAATTGATAAACTTTATGAAAAACTTTTTGAAAAACTTTTACCATAAAAAGTGTTTTTTTAAAAGTATGAATATAAAATAATTAATAATATAAAATTATTTAAAAGATAAAATTTTAAAATATTAAATCTTAAAAATCTTAAATGTTTTCATTTGGTAATCAAAATTCAAATTCTAATTATAAAGTAGGTAATCCTATTGAGACTGAGTATTATGACATTCTAGGTGTTAAACCTGATGCTAGTGATGATGAAATTAAGAAAGCTTATCGTAAATTAGCGGTTAAAGAGCATCCTGATAAGAACCAAAATAATTTAGAGGAAGCAACCAAGAAATTCCAAGGTATTAGTGAGGCTTTTAGTGTTTTATCTGACCCTGAAAAAAGAAAAATGTATGATATGGCTGGTAAAAGTGGTAGTGGAGGAGGTGGTGGTGGAGTTGACCCTTTTGAAATGTTTAGAGAAATGTTTAATAACAATAGTTCAGGATTTGGTGGGTTTCATGAAAGAATGACAAAAGAAAAGCCAACTCCTCCTCCTACCGTTCATAAAATTAATATGTCTTTAGCAGATTTATATAAAGGTAAATTATGTAATATTAAATTAAATCAAAAAGTTAATTGCAGTGATTGTAATGGAAAAGGTACAAATAATTTAGATGCTATTCAAAGATGTCCTGATTGTAAAGGTCGTGGGCAAGTTCAACAAATGCGTCAAATTGGTCCTAATATGATTCAACAATCAACTGTTGTTTGCAGTAAATGTAAAGGCAAAGGTAAATATATTAGCAATCCTGAAGATATTTGTAAATCTTGCAAAGGCAATAAAGTTGTTAAAGTAAGCAATAATATTGAAGTTGATATTAAAGCTGGAACATCTTTTGGACAAGAAATAAAACTTAAAGAAAAAGGTGATAGACATCCTGATATGGATCTTGCAGGTGATTTAATTGTTATACCTGTTGAAATGGAAGGATTTAATCCAAGTAATCTTAAGCGTAAAGACAATGATTTACATTTAATGTATGAATTACAATTAGTTGAAGCATTATGTGGTTGTAAAATTGTTATTACTCAATTAGATAATAGAAAATTAATTGTTAATTATATTGGTAAAAGCATTCAACCAAATGATATTATGAAAATGGTAGGTGAAGGAATGCCTTTCAGTAATAGTAATTCTGCTCAACAGTCAAGAGGTGATTTATATGTTCATTTTAAAGTTATTTTACCAAAACATTTAGATGAAAATCGTAAAGATGTTTTAAAACAAGTTTTACCTTTAAATAAACATTCACAATTATTATTAAGTGATAAAGATGTTCAAGAAGTTAAAACATTACAAGAAAGCAAACATTGCTTACCATTTTATTTAATTGATTTTGATGATAATACACAACCTGAAAAAGGTCATAATAATATTAATATTAATGAAATGGGAGGTGGTATGGAAAATCTACTTGGAGGTGTTTCACAAGGTATACCATGCGCACAACAGTAAAACACTTTTTACCGTAAAAATGCTTATGGCATTTTTACTGAAAAAGTGTTAGCAAAAAACTTTTTACCATAAAAATGCTTATGGCATTTTTACTGAAAAAGTGTTAGCAAAAAACTTTTTACCATAAAAATGCTTATGGCATTTTTACTGAAAAAGTTTTAGCAAAAATGCACTATTTCTAAAAATATATTTTAATACTTTTTAATGAATTTTTAAACTTTTATCTTTTTTTGATAACACTTTTTAAAAAAAAGTTTGTTTTTGCCAATGCTTTTTTTTAAAAAGCATTTTTGATAACACTTTTTAAAAAAAAGTTTAAAAGCATTTAATATTTAACTTAATATTTTGATTATAATTAATTATTTATAATTAAAATTATAGAAACTGGAAAAATAGGAAAGTAATATTTAATGGCTATTGTATCAATTGAGGTATCTGCTATAAAAGAAATTGTTGAAAGTGAAATTAAGAAGATTTTATTATTAGTTTCTAGTGAGTATAAGTTAAATAGTAAAAAAGTAGTTGATAATATTATTAAAAAGTGGGATAGTGATTTATTAACTAATTATAATGATATTATTAAACCTAGAAAAGCTAGACCTATTGATCCTGTTAATTATTGTTTAGCTAGAAAACCTAATTTAAAAAGATGTACTAGAATTAAAAAGATTGATTGCGATTTCTGTGCTACTCATCAGTTTAATTGTCCATTTGGTAGAATAGATGAAGAAATTAAAGATGATATTAAAGAAGATATTAAAAAATTAAAAACAAAAAAAATTTATAAAAAAAATAAGAAAAGTGATAAGAAAAGTGATAAGATTGAAAAAAAAACTAAAACAACTGTAAAATTAATGCATAAAAAAATAGGTGAAAATAATTATTTTATTGATGATAAAAATAACTTATTTGTTAATGAAAAAATAAATGATGTTAGTAAATTTAGGTTTATTGGTCAGTGGAATGAAAGTAATCAAACAATTAATCTTAATTCAAAATCTTAATTTAAAATCTTAATTCAAAATCTTAATTTAAAATCTTAATTTAAAAGAAAATTGATTTTAAAAATTGATTTTCATTTTAATTTTATAATTAAATATTATAATTTAAAATGAATGAAATAATAGTTAAGAAAAAATCTGTTAAATCTAAGGCAAAGGAAAAAGAAAAAGTTGTTAAATTAGTATTTCCTGAGAATTTATTAAAATCACTTAATAAAATGCAAAAAAAGCAAAATAATGAATTAATTAAAGTTATTTCAGAGGATAAATCACTTCCTATTAAAACTCTTTCTAGTTTTCTAGATGACCGTTTAACTGAAACAATTCCAGTTAAAAAATAAAATTAAAATATTTTAATATTCTTTTTTAATATTCTTTTTTAATATTCTTTTTTAATATTCTTTTATTTTTTTATATTTAGATGTAAGTAAGTTTATTTTTCTTTTAAAAAAGTAAAGTAAGATAAGGAAAATAGGTAAAATAAATTAAAAAATAAAAATGGAAAATAATTTTATTTTAATAATTTTATTGATAATAATTGGATTACCGATGATAAATTATAATTTTAGGTTATTAATAGTTATTCTAATTGGGTATTTATTAATTTTTCCAGAACAAAGAATAATCTTTTATAAAACTCTAGGATTAGACAAATTAAATGCTTTAAATATAATTGATAGTTCTTATAAAAATTTAAGTAATAAAAATGATGATACTAAACCTCAAT